AGCTACTACTTGAGCTACTACTTGAGCTACTACTTGAGCTACTACTTGAGCTACTACTTGAGCTACTACTTGAGCTACTTGAGCTACTACTTGAACTACTACTTGAGCTACTACTTGAACTACTACTTGAGCTACTACTTGAACTACTACTTGAACTACTACTACTTGAACTACTACTACTTGAACTACTACTACAAAGTAAAAACCTCCATTCTACTTTCGGACAACAATCTGGAGGACAGCACTTACAACAGCATACTTTTTTACCTCTTTTAAATGGTCCATGACATTTCTTATTTCCAGTCAAAACTAAAGTTACAACTACTTCACAATGGCAAGACGTAGTACTACTTGAGCTACTACTACTTGAACTACTACTTGAGCTACTACTACTTGAACTACTACTTGAGCTACTACTTGAGCTACTACTTGAGCTACTACTTGAGCTACTACTTGAGCTACTACTTGAGCTACTACTTGAGCTACTACTTGAGCTACTACTTGAGCTACTACTTGAACTACTACTTGAACTACTAAAACTAGATAAAGAAGAACTAGATGAGCTAGAACTATCGCTAGAACTAGAACTAGAACTAGAACTAGAACTATCGCTAGAACTAGATGAGCTAGAACTAGAATCGCTAGAACTAGAATCGCTAGAACTAGAACTAGAACTACTAGATGAAGAACTAGATGAGCTAGAGCTACTTGAATAAGTTAAACGAACTAAGCCATCAGCACCAGTGTTACCCGTGCCGCCAACAGCACCATCCCAAGCACCACCACCTCCACCACCGCCATAATTATTGCCCGAAACTCCTGCACTCTGGCCTGACCCGCCATTACCACCAGCACCACCAGGAGCCGTACTTGTCCCTCCAGCGCCACCCGTACCGCCGCCGCCACCATTTCCACCATCTGTCCCATCTGCTGAAGTTCTTGCCGCACCACCTCCACCACCTCCACCACTAGGCGTGAGAACCGAACCATTGCCGCCTCTTCCACCAGTATGAAAAACATCACCTGTTCCTGGACCGCCATTGCCACCAGAACCAGCAACGGCACCTTTTCCTCCACCGCCATTAGCCGGACCAGGACCGTCGAAATTAGAATCTTCTCCATCAATGCCCGATGCACCACCACTGCCTACTGTAACTGCATATATATTCCCAGGTATAACACTGTAAGAATTTGCTTTACCATAACCGCCACCACCGCCACCGCCACCAGCACCACCAAAATTTCCAAGTACGCCGCCGCCGCCGCCACCCCAGCATTCAATAGTAACAATTGTAACGCCATCGGGTGCGGTCCATGACCCAGAAGATGTAAATGTATCAGTTGGCATGTGCAGTATTTAGGTATGCGCAATTAAGAATTGAGCTTACTAAGCCAGGGTAGTACTTAATTAAATATTTTATTAGTAAACCGTGCTATATAAATAAAGCATGATAAACTTTAAAAATTGGCTTAGAAATAAAGAAATGAATGAGTTAGGACAAACTCCAGCACAAATATTTAACTCTGCACTTGCGAATTTACCACCTAACGCTAGAGTGACTGACGTTATCAAAAATGTAATTCAAAAAAATCCACAATTTCAAGGTGAATTGCAATCTTTAGCAGCAGATTATATGAAGGCTCAAACCCAAAAAACTGCGACACCTACAGTGGCACCTACGACTATAGCCACACAAACTGTCACGCCTGCTACTACTATTAGTCCATACAGATAACTAATTCATCGTAATATAAGGAAGATCGCCCCACCTAGTAATAAGATCGGCTTTCCATTCTTTTAATTCTTCTCTGCCTTCTTGAACCAAAGCTTGCCCATCTAATTGAGTACCTCCACTTGGCCCTGGAATGTTAGTCCACTTCCCACGTATCCTACCTAACATAATTTTAAGATGAGCTAATGATCCAACTAGCATTGCTACAGTAATTTGCTTAAAATCTGGTCTTTTTTGTAAATAATGTACTATTACCTGATTGCACCTACAGGGAATTGGATATAATTTAATATTACAAAAACCATCCACCCACTCCCACCCGCCTAATTGACTACTCAATCTATTATACATCTGCTCGTATTGCTTATATAAAGTCCATTCTCCAGCACGTCCATAAATAGGAGTATTGGGGTCCATAAGTCCGCCTTGTATACTAGCATAGGCTCCGCCTGGGTAATAATATTCAATGGGAAGTGCTCCACCTAAATCAGAGGCATTAAAAGCTAATCCAGGTTGTTCTCTATAAAAAACATTTCTTACAAAGCCTACATCTGGAGGAAGAGTATAAACACTTTTACCTGGAGTAGTATTAAAAGTGTAATAAGTAAAATACTCACGCCCTGCATATTCTTCAAATTCTAATAAAGCTAAATCTACAGCAGCATTTACATGTTGATCGTTTATTTCAAGACGAACAGCAGTAGCGCCCAATTGAAGAAGGATTAAATCTTTAATTTGTTCTCTAACTTTTTCACGGCAAGGTCTTTTCCCTATTTTGCCACAACAGACAGGAGCTATGAAATCTGTACATCCTCCATTACAACATTGCTGTGCTGCGTTTTGACTTGGCCTACTAACAAATAAAGTATTTGGACTACATGACATATAATATATATATGAAAGGATAAATAAAACAGGTATGACTAAATTGCACATTAAACCATTTGATTTTGTTGATTATTTTGATAAAACTTGGACAGAATATAAAACCAAAAATTTCCAACAAATAATTTTTAATGAAATGGCAGCATTTGCTGGAAATATATCTAAAGTTCCTATTACATGGGATGAAGATGACTGGCGATTTTTATCACAATTTCCACCTAGATTTTGGTCTAAAGCTTTATTATGGAGATACAACGAAGGACTAAGAGAAATAGCAAGACAAAGAGATAAAGACCCAGAGAAAAAAATACCAGACTGGAATTATAAAGATAAAATGGAATTTAAAGATCATGCCAAACTTGCTGTCTTTAAAAGACAAGAAGGAACTCCAGGAATTTATACTGGTCTAAAAAATCTTTTGGAAAAACTAGAAAAGCCTGTCCAGGATGACACGGATGAAACAGGCTCTCCAGGGTTAAGAAACATTGATCCATTTCAACATGATCCTGCTCATGAAAAGTATCGTGGCAAATATAAAGGCGGAAAATACGATTATGACTTTAGTGGAGTAAAAGATATTCCTGATGAATATTTTGATTATGCAATACCTGACGAAGAAATAGAAGTTGCTCCTAATCTTCGGGATTTGCCGACAGGTCATCCAGAAAGACAAAAAGCTATTGCAGCAATCAGAGAAGATATGAAAAAGCGTGCGCATCATACATTTGCAGGCGGGTCTGTGCTTAAACCAAATACAGTATCAGATTCTCTTACTAAATGGATTAAGGCACAAGCTTTAGGATTACTTGGAAAACACAGCGACAACATTACTGATCCCAATACAGGGCAACAAATACCTACAGGAGTTACTCAAAATCCTGAAGATGTAAAAAGCATGTACGAGCATTGGACTTTGAAAGGAGAAAGAGCTTCCGCTGCATACACTGGAAAAGATGATAGTCACGTTATAACTATGCCAGATGGAACTCAAAAAACAGTACAAGGCAAAAAAGAACTACTAAAAATACCTTATTTTAATAAAAATATAAAATATGAAGAAGTTGAACCTAATGGGCACACAAGAGAAATATCTGGAAATTATAAGATTCCAGTATTAAATCCTGGAAAATTACTCCCAATAGTAAATCCAACTTTAGATCAACGATTAATTTTAGCAAAACGTAGAGGACATGATGTTGAAGAAATTAAAAATGTATTAACAAACCCAAGAGCTAACAGAGATGAAATTGCAAAAGCTAAATTGCAAACTCAATGGGGAGATATTCAAGAAATACTTAAAAATTGGGATATTTTAACAGACGAACAAAAAAATCATCTTAAAGAAAACCAAAGGGATGTTTTGCACGTTGCAGCACAAGGCAGAGGCTTAATTTCTGATCCTCATTCAAGACAAGGTAAAGGTGGAGGTTATTATACTATTGGCTGGCAACCTAATAAAGTCAAACGTGGACTTGCTAGAATGGATATCCCAGATGATAAAAAGCAAGCAATCATAGACAAATACTTACCTCAAATGCGACAAGAAGCAGACGTTGCACTTGGAAGATTTCTTAAATGGGCTTGTCCGTCTTGCTGGGTTTCTCAAGACCCAGAAAAGAGACGAGCAACAGGCTCTAATAAAATGCCAAGATATGTCTGGGATGTACTAGATGGAATGCGAGCAGAACTGGCCTTGATTGGTTCATATATCTTAGTTTTAAACTTAAATGATCCAACAATGGGAGTTAGAGATGAGGAATTAGGATTAACAGCAGTTCAGGGAGAGGCTACATTAACAGAATTGAAAGAAGCTAGAAAACAAGAGGTGTTTAACTTAGTTAAAGATATTTCTCAAGCAGCAATTGGTTCTATTCCATCAAGAAGACAAAGAACATTTCTTCACACTAGGTCAGACGTATCAGCAAGTGCAACCAATCCTTCAGGAGAAGGATCGACTTCTGATTTAATCACTGCACGATCAGAAGACCCAAATGATGCAAGAAGGCAAGGAACAATCTCTGGAGCTTTAGAAGATGCACCAGAATGGAGAACAAGAAGACAGCAATTACGTTCCGATCCTCAGCATTTGGGCAGAGCTATTTGGCAAACTCCAGAATTAGGCCATGCTGTAGATAAAGAATTCCAAACTTTAAGAAATTTAATTAGTTTAAAACTTGGCGGAAAATATGGAGAAGATGTTGAAAAAGCAAGAAGAAAACTCAAATTAGAATTAGAACTATCTCAAGGTTTGTATGATGAAATTGAACAACAATTAGCAGGACAAAACTTGACATGGGAAGAAAAAGAAAACAAGGCACACCAATACGTATCTGAAAAACTTCCTGAGGAACTTAAAAGATTGTATCCAGACATCTATGGAAATTTCACTACTCCTGAAGAGTGGGCAGAAATTGCACGTAAAGTAAAACGTGATTATCGTCAAAGTGGCGGACATGCTCAACCACCAACTAATGATCCAGCAGCAGATAGAGCATGGGATAAATCAATAAGCGAATTGATAAGAAATGGTGAAAGTCACTTACCAAATCCTGTAAATTCTGAAGACCCAGGCCCAAGGCTCCGTATTTCTCAGTTTCCAGAAGCAGATGCCACTAAAGTTGCAAAAGCTTTAAAATATCTTAAGAATCCAGAAGGAGATAAGGATGAAAGAATATTTGTTAGCAAATGGGCCGTTCCTTTATTAATGGCAATAGCCGCTAATAACCATGAGCCTATGAGCAAACAAGATGCTATTCATGCAGTTCAAGCAGCAGGGATACAGCCTATTGAATCGCATGACTTGCCAGAAGTTCCATCAAGTCACCAAACACCAACACAAGTATCAGCACCAACTCCAATAAGAACAGCAGCTAGAGAGATACCTGAACTTTTAGAAGATTTACCAGGTAACTATAATGAATTAAGAGAAAGAATGCCTGAATTACTTCAAAGACCAAATACCGTAAAAGCTGCTTTGAGGGAATTAAAAGCTAAAATGTTAGAAAAAATAAGATCAGGACAACGTGTGAGTCAGCAAGAAACAAATGCTCTAACTCAATTTATGAGATTATTTCCATTAACTTAAAGTAAGGTTATGTTCTTCTATGAGTAAAGAAGCAAACTGGTTAGAATATTTACAAAATCCTAAAGGATTAATATTAAAAAAGTTCATGGCTCAAATATTAATCCAAAAATATCCCCCTTACGATGATTTATTATCTAGAGTAGCAGCATCTCTAGTCACAGAAAAAGACTTAACTTCTTTTGCCAATCTAGTTAATGATCTATATGAATTAGGATATACTAAGGCAGTAGAAGATTATAAAGAACAATTAACCAAATTAGGAATAACAGTTAAAGTTAAATCTCAAGAAAAATCTGGATAGTAATCTGAAGACTCTGCTGTTAACAAGTACATTTCTTTCTCTTTAACTATACTTTTAACTCTCCACCATCTCTTCTCGCTAATTCTTGGATAAAGTATAGAGCCTACAGTAACAGATTTTGTATTAATCCACATTTTAATGTACAAATCATTGTGGTCTTGTAAAATTGCTTCAAATACAAATTTTTTACCATAACTAACTTTTTTGTATTTTTCTCCATACAGAGGGTCAGTTATTTCAGTATAAAATCCAGGCAAACACCAAACTTGAATTTTGTTTTCAATTTCAGCAACGGTTGGAACTTTAATAGCTTCTACAATTTTTGGCTCTATTGGTTTATTAAAAACAGCTTCACGGATTATTTCTCTAGTTATCAACTCCTTGGTAACTTCCACATTCTGTTCATCTTCAACCCATTTGCCAAATTTATTGTGAAGAACATAATCATACCAAATTTCTTGAGAAATCATAACAGGATTAGGTTTAGAAATCATGAATTCACTTCCGTCATTATTTATAAGTGTCATTATAATATATATTTTCATGCTACGTAATTGTGATGGACAGCCACTAAAATTGGGATGCGGGGGAGGAGAAAGTCCTTTATCTCAGTTTGATCCAGAAAATCCTGACTTAAATCTTTTTAATTCTTTCGATGCAGAACTTATAAATATTGCAGGAACTCCGATATTCTACTATGAACTTTTTATACAAAAGAACACTATAGACCCACTATATAGAGAGGATCGTGGCAAGATATGGGCCATTACGCCAATAGAGCTTAGAGGTTACTATGAGCCTATACCATCTCAAAATTATGTAAATATGTTCGGCACAGATGCTCCTGATGAAATGAAATTTGAATTTAATTATAGGGAAGTACTTAAAAAATTAGGACATCCACCAAAATTAGGATCGAGATTGTTTACGCCTCACAAGAGAGAAAATTGGGTTATTGTTCAGCGTAATGTAGGTGAATTTAGGCTGTGGGGTGAATTAAGGTTATTAATTATAGCCCAAAGATTCCAAGAATCTGTTACTACAAAAGAAGGAGCGGTCACACAAGGACAAGTTACACCACCAATTCATTTAAATGATGGAGCATTATTTACTAATCCAGACTCTTCTAAATGTTAAAAATCTGTCTAAAATAAGGTAAGCCGCCAAAACTTCTAATAGCTCTAAATAAAGTTGTATTTTTTATTTCAGATTGCCTGGGGAAATGGCCTACGTCTGAAATCAGTTTTTTCAATTCCAACTCTACTTTATCAAAAGTCCAATATCCATTCCTATGCCTGCTAATATTAATATTCAATCTATCTTGAAAATGATAAATTCCACCAAACTGTCTTATTCCGTTAATCAATGGGTATTCATTTAATTTTTCAAGATCACTGAAAGAAGGGAATTTATTCAAATTTACAGTTATTAATTTAAGTTTATTTAAAACTTTTTCTTCAGTCCAAAAACCATCTTTAGTTTTATTTGGCGTACACTCAAATTTATTAATAAAATATTCAGTTCCACCATATCTTCTTACGCCATTATAGAGTGAAATTTCATATCTCATCATTTCTTTTATTGTAGGAAATCTTCCTAGCTTGTTTATTAATTTATTTAAACTGTCTTCTACTTTAGCTTTCGACCAAAGTATAAATGAAGCTACACCTGTTTCAACCATTTTAATAAAATTGCCTTTTCTAGAAACATCAATACCATAAGAAGATAATGTTTCATCAAATATTTTTTCCATTTCGAGTAAAGGCTTAGTAAAAACATTATATTCAAAAGGCATTAAAATTAAACTATGTTCTTTGTAAAATAACTCTTTCTTTGCCCTTCTTAATGCATAAGAAACATTTCTATTATTTTGGCTGTTAGGATTAAATCCCCAAATCTCTACAAATATACTACCTATTTTAAAATCATATTTCAGTCTTGTTTTATTTGGAATAATAATTTTATTTACCTCATGATTTATTCCTCTAGAACTAAGATATTCATCAAAAAAATATTCATTAATACTATGTAAAAAATGCCCATCCGAAGCTTTAATATATTTAGAGCCAGAATCATATCCCATAATTCTCGATAGTTCTTTTATACCTCCTAGCCTAAATATAGGCTTAGAAATAGACTGTCCTAATTTTGCTTGTATTTCTTTTAAGGAAGGAAACCTATTGCCCGTTATTATAGATTTAACAGCAGAAATTACATTATTTAAATCATTCCAATAATTGCGGGACTTTCTTTCAGTAGTTAAACTAAGCTTGGTAGCTATTTTTGCGGTTCCACCAAATTTCTTGTCAATTGCAGTTGCGGCGGATGGTCCTAATTTTTCTCTTATCACTTTCCTGGAAGGAAGAATATTATTTTCGCAAATAGACAGTAACTCTCTAGATAAGTTAGACCAATTATACCAATATAAATAAGAATTTTTATCACAATTGCTCATATAGATAAAATAGTAATTTAAAGGAAACAATGAATTCTAAGGAATCAAATCTTGAAAAATCTCTAGTAGATTGTGAAACCAAAGAGTTAACCAATTCTATAAATATAGACCCTGTGCCCAAGGAATGTGCAGATGATGGATGGCCTAGTCAGAAGAGAGTAGCACAAAGACCATCTACGGATTGGAAACTTAAGCCTACTAGAAGAAAACTAGGAGTGGGACAGTCAGGAATTTGTGATCCCCTTATGACGGGACAAATTCTAAATGACCTTGATACCCCTAATAGAGAAGTAGTCTATCGTTACACAAGAGCTTTAAGAGGTGCAGATGAAGCAATGCTTGATTTATTTAGAAATACAGTAGTTTTAGATGAAGAAGGCAAAAGTCACGTAGTTCCTATTTTATGGGCAAGTCAAGAAAAAGCTGTATCTGCTATACTTCAAGATAATGTTCGCAAAGACAACAGCCTAGTGGTCGATAGAATAAGATTACCTATTATGGCAATATGGGCTAATCAATTAACTTTAGATCAAACAAGATTTACATATCAAAAAGCTTTATCTTTAATGGAGTGGTTAGACCCAGAAGGGGTAGCTGGTTTTACTTTACAAGAAAAGTTTCAAAAAGACACGATATTTGGTGTTACTAGAGGTTTGCCAATCAATATAAATTACACTTTGTATGTGTGGACACTCTACATTGAAGACATGAATCAGATTGTAGAACAGGTAATGTTAAAATTTTCACCAGTTGCATACATACGAGTTAGAGGAGTATGGTGGGAAGTTATAGTTACGATGGACGGAACAGCTAATAATTTGGATGTAGAGCCTGGAGATGCTAAGTTAAGAGTTATCAAATATCAGTTTAATATGACAGCCAAAACATACATTCCTCAGCCGATTACTCGACTTAAACCTCCTCTGCCTGTACCTTGCGAGAATCCTTGTCCAAATACAGAAGAAACGCCATTAGCTGATATGCCTCCAGAGGAATTTGACCAAACATTAAAGGAAATAGAAAAACAAGTTAAGAATCTAAAACAATGGGAATTTTAAGTGAAAATTATCTTATTGATGAGTTAAAAACAAGTAAAGAATCATCATTAAAATTAGCTTTAATAGGATTTTCAAGCAAAGGACCACTCAATTTACCTGTTTGTATTAAGAACGTCAAAGAATTACATCATAATTTTGGAACATATCATCCAAATAAAAACACATATTTAATTCATGTAGCAGAAGAAATTCTTAAAACAGAATCAGAAGTATTAATTATTCGTGCCAATTTTAATCCTGTTACCGCACAAAACGATAAAATAAAATCTATTACGCCTGGTGCTGAAGGTAATCTTACTCATGTAAAAGTAGAAAAAGACAAATTAGAAGTTTATTATGATAGCAAGCTAGTTGAAAGTTGGTGTTCTCTCAATATTACAAAAATTAACAATAACTCAGACTGGATTCAACTTGACGACAAAATAACAGACGGATTTTATGAACTTTCAGGAGGCAGTGATGGAGAATTTAATGAAAACAATATATTAGAATGCCTTAAATCCTTAGAAGATTATGATATAGATATAATTTCTATACCAGGAATAACCTCAATAAATATAATTAATAATTTGTTGGATTTTTGTGAGAAAAAAAATTATTTTTCAATCATAGATACTCCAGAAAATCTTTCATTTCTGGAGTCATATCGCTGGAAGAATGAATTGAATAAATCAGATTACGGGGCTGTATTCTGGCCTTGGTTGGGAATATGGGATAAAGGATACGTGCCGCCATGCAGTTTAGTGCTAAACAAATTTTTAGGACTAGAACCTTGGTTAAATGTTATAAGAGGAAGTAATACTTGTGTCTTAGACTTACAAAAAAGACCATCTAAAGAAGAAAAAATGATAGCTTGTGATAAAGAAAATGTAATTAATATGATTAGTTTTATGTGGAGATCAGGAATATTCATTTTGAACAACAGTAAAACTTTAGCTGGTAATGGGATTAACACAAGAAGAATGCTAAATTATTTACGGAAAAAAATTCAAAGTCACACTACAAAAATAAATATTAAAAGCGCATTTTTTGAAGAAAAGTTCTTAAAAACAAGTAAATATTATTTAGACCAATTAAAAAATGGTAGGTGTATAGATAACTATACTATCCAGATTGGAGATGGCTTATATTCACCTTCTGAGATAATTAGTAAGTTTAAGGCCAGAATTGGTGTGCAGCCAGTAGAGACTACAGACTACATCTATTTGGATTTTAAATTAGACTCTGGCTTAAAGTAGGAATTTAAAAGGAGATTAATAATATGGCATGTGATGGTCCTCTTCAATCGTGTACAGGCGATGTTTGTTCGGCTGATGCCTCTGGCTTTAGAGAAATGGGTTTGGGATTACTTGGTGATCCGTCTATAGTTTTCAAACGAAAATTTAGATGGACGCTAATAATTTGTTTTTGTAGTGGAAGTAAATTTGTTCCAGAATCTTTCGTTAAGATGGGTGCTAGACCTAATTTAGACATAGAAGAAACACAGATTGACTTTTTGCATGGTAGATTTTGGCTACCAGGCAAGGTTACTTTCAATGAAATGCAAGTAACTTATTATGACGTTGCAGGAACAGTAGCAGGACAGCCAAGTACAGCTTCTATTTTCGATTGGATAGCTACTGTATATGATATTACCGATCCTACCTGCTTAAAAATGGGTAACAGAGCAGACTATGAAGGCACGGGCATTATGAGATTATATGATGGATGCGGTCAAACAATCGAAGCATGGACAATTGAAGGGATGTGGCCGAAGAGTGTAGATTTCGGAGAACTTGATATGACAAGTTCTGACGAATGTACAATTCAGTTAACATTAAGATATAGAAACTTACAATACAATAGCTGCTGTCCAACTAGCGCTATTACTCGCTGTGAATGTACTCCTTGTGCGTAATAAAGTTTATTTTGAAAAAAGGCAGCGAGTTTTTCGCTGCCTTTTTTCTTATATATTAGAGGGTAAAAATTATGGCTTGCGGTACTGATGAACCAATGGGATTTGATTTCCATGATGAATGGGGAGACATGTCCGCTGTTTGTTTTAAAAGGAAATTTAGATGGTTATTTGTAATACCAGATATTTCTGCAAACGGCACAGGAAGCTTGCCTCCATCTAAAGCAGCAAGACCAAATTTCAGTTTTAAAGAAATGGAAGCTCCGCACCTTAATGAAACTATATTTTTCCCATCCAAACCAGAATGGAAGCCAGTTAATTTAACATTATTTGATATTAAAAAAGAAACAGAAAATCCTATTTTTTCTTGGTTGAAACGAGCATATAATCCTGCAAATTGTTCTAGATGGTATCCTGCCTTAGATACTCCCTCTTTAAAAGTAGGACAAGCTGAACTCTCTTTATTTGATGGTTGTGGACAAGTAATAGAAACATGGGTATTTGAACATGCATGGCCACAAACTGTAGAATTTGGTGATTTAGATATGTCCCAAAGTGAAGTTCTTACTTGTGATGTAACTTTGAGATATGATAGAGCCTATATAGTCTACCCTACAAGTGCTGCTACTATATCATTTAGTCCAACGATATCTAATTGTGCTATTTCATCATCTCCAATTGTTTGTTCAAATATTCCATTAATGGAGGTTCCAGAATTAGAATTTGGTAAATTCTTTTTTACAGAAGATTAAATATTATAATTCAAATACATCAAATCCTAGAATTTTTCTGCATTCCATAAAAGCTTCATCTAATTGTTTAGGTGTCCAATTAAGAGCACGACAAGCACCTGACTTATTAATACGGCCCTTCTTAGTATACACTTTAGATTCATTAGTCAAAAGTACATCTACAAGTTTACCATAGCCTTTATCAATTAATTTCTGTATTATTTCTTGTTGTTCTAACAACTCTATTGAATTTTTGCCCATAATATGTATTTCTATATAAATTTAATAATTTAGTCAACATTACTTTTGAAAAAATTATCTATATTATGATTTTTTATTCTGTATTTTGTATTATCGTGATTAGTAGAAAGTAAATGTTCAGAAAACTTCCTTTTTAATTCATTAAAGTTTCTTGCTGTACGGTAACTTTGTCGAAGTGTATTTAAGGTACATGTTGTAAAATAATTAAAAGCTTTTCCTCTTGCTGGGTCAAATCTATCTATTTTATCAAAACATATTAATACGCCTTCAGAAATGGCATCATCTACATCAATCAAGTTAAATTTAGCATATTCGGCTATATTTTTAGATAAAGTATAAAAAGCATAAGCTAATTGTTCTTTATATTCTTCATATTCTTTTAATATTGATTTATATTTTTCTAAAAATAAAATTAATTTACTGTTATCACCTCTTCTCTTACTTGATTCTTCTAAATCTTCTATTATAAATTCATATCTAATTTTAGCTCTTTTAGATTCCTGGAATTTGCATATAATGATTTCAAAATTTTTATTATTCAGGTACTCGCTAGCCAAAACTCTCCGATCTTATGTTAAAACATAGAAAGAACAACTTATTTTCTCTGTCAGTTACTTCTTTCTTTGCTTTCGAGAGTTTCATTCATTCTTACTAAAGTAGTATATAATAGATAATATCTATATGTTATTGACTAAAATTTTAACAAATATTGTGGAGAATCCTAATTCTATTAATTTCTACAGGACATTAAAAGCTAATTTTACCAAAGAAAGTCCTGAATTTATAGCAATTGACTATTTAATTAAGCAAAAATTTGAAAATGTTACCTCTGACAAGCCTTTTATTAACGAAAAATAACGATTCAACAATTAAAAGTTGTTTAAATTCAATTTTATCTTTAAATTCAAATATTTGTGTTTTTGATCTTGGAAGCAAAGACAATACAATCGCTATTTGTGAGTCTCTAAAAGCAAAAATTACGAAGATATCAACTAAATCTAGGATTGAAGCTTGTAATAGTGCTGTTTCACAAAATAAAAATAAATGGATTTTTTACATTCATCCTTGGGAACAGCTTTTGGAAGGAGAATGTAGAATTACTGACTTAATTTTAGAAGATTGTAATAAAGCCATTTTATGCAATATTATTGAAGGCAATATAATTACAAAAGAAGTAAGATTGTGGTCAAAAGACATGAATTTATCATTTACTGGAGAAGGATTGGAGGCAATAATAACAACAGTTCCAGAATATGAAGATATTTTTATTTTATCTAAAAAGCCAGAATTAAATTTAAATGTCAAGGGTAATGAGTTTCACTATTATGAAGCTTTCAAAGCTTTAAAAGAAAGAAACTACGAAAAGTTCTTAATATCTTCAGATTATTATTTATTTTATCAAAAAAATAAAATTATTTCTTCTACAATGATGAGATATTATCAAGGAATAGTAAAATGCTTTATTAAAAAAGACTATCAAAAAGCAATTGAAATAGCTATAATTTGCTTAACAGAAAACGTATTAATGTCTGAATTTTGGTGTTTATTAGGTGATATATATTTCGAATTGAAAGAATTTAATAAAGCCATTTCATTTTATGAAAATGCTTTAATTCTAGGAAGTAAAAGACCTAAATCTGATCGTTGGCCTATTCATATAAACAAATATCACGAACATCCTCAAGAAATGATTTCTAAGTGTAAAGAGATGCTATCAACGGCAATTATGTTGCCTAATTTATCAACTTAAATTATCAAGATTATTAATTATAACTGTAACTTCATCTTGATAACGACAAACTGCAATTTGAACTCTTCCAGGGCCAAGGTCTTTTAATCGTTTTTCTAAATCATCCTTATTACAGTTAACCACAGTCCAATTATTTTGTATTATTGGAGGCATTTCTAAATCTGGATTCAAAACCTCTCTGCCTGGAAACCATTCCCTAAGTTCTTTGCTAGCATGTTTTAAAACTTTTACATAGATAGGCAAATTACAAGCACAATTTGGGTTTTGGTCGTATTTTAAGAGATCATCTTTTAATTCAGAAGGCAATGTCTTCCTAAAAGATGGATTCTTGAGAGCCGTCTTCACGTCCTGGATCGTTATTTTGCTGCTCATTTTTTATTTTCTTTGGAGTTATTAATCTCCCACAAGTAGGACATTTAAATTGTTTTGGCAATATCCTAGGTTTACCAACTTCTATTTTCTTAGTAACTGGATCATATTTAGGGATTTTTGTACTAACAGGCAATCTTTTTTGCTCAATAAATTCAGAAGTATCTTTGCTGTCAATAATTTTACAGTAATTACATATTTCACAATACAGTCTATAATTATTTATCATCATCACTTAAACTAACTATAGTTCTAGCCTCTAAATAATTCAAAAATACAGAAGCAAACATTGACGAAAAACTAGACGCACCTCCTGCATCGAGAAGCTGCCCCCAAGTTATAGTTTCAAAACATAACCATCCGCTCAAAAGACCAACCCAAAATCCCACGCACATATAACATAATATTAACTTTCCTAAAAAAGAAGGAGAATAAGTTACCAAAAAATTTCTTAACCATTCAAATATACTACCATCAACTATAATATGGGTCAATCCAATACTACCAATAAAAAAAAGAAAAATTTCCATAATTATCTCCAAGAAGTCATATATAACTTATCAGCATCTCTAGATAAAGTCAAATATCCAAAATTATTAAAATCAGTCAGTTCCTTTAAATCTAGATTTAAATCTAAGGTTTTATTTTTAACTAGACTGTTATCAATACCGTTAATTATAATAGTATCTTTAAAATGTTCTTCCAAAGAACTAATATGTTCACCAGTAAATTGCTTCAATAAATCTATGCAACATTGTTTTTTTTGCGATCTGAGAAAGGGAAATCTAACATTAAATCGCCATTGATCGAAAATATGTCTTAATTCAACCAACTTGATGTAGAGTTTGTTATCATTAAGTATTAAATCTTCGACGTTTTGTAAATTAATTATAATCATTTTACTATTCTAAATTAGAAATAAGGAGAATTTTTTTATGTCCGATGAAATAAAACACGAAGCTACAAAGGCCGATTTCAAGAAGCCAGATCATCCTATTAAATTTGGAGGTCATGTTCCTCAACAAATGCTTAAAGCTCTAAACAAAGTAAGAGCAGAAAAAGAAGGAGATAAACAATATGCAGAAGAATCAAATATTGAACCAACTCCTCATATGACCCAAGCAAGAGTAACAGGAAGTCCACAATTAGAAGACTTAATAGCTGGATTACGGCCTACATCTTTAATATTCGAAGAAATTACACTTCCATCTAAAGGTATATTTTACAATGGCAAAGATGGTCCTAAGGATGGCATACTGCATATTCGTCCTATGACTGGTGAGGAGGAACAAATTTTGGCTACTCCTCGTTACATTAGAAGAGGTCAAGCAATAAATATGATTTTCCAAAGATGTATACAAGAAGGACAACATAGACCTGAAGATTTCTTAGCAGCAGATAGACAATTTATTTTAATTTGGTTAAGAGGTATTTCGTATTCTCCAGAATATGATGTAGAAATTAAATGTCCCGAATGTGAAAGAAAATTTGAACATAAAATCAATTTATCTTTATTACGTGTAACTACATGTCCTAATGACTTTAATCCGCCCTTAATTGGAACTTTGCCTAAATCTGGTTATAAGTTCGAGTACAGATTACCTAGAGGGAAAGATGAAATAGCAATTCAAGAACATAGAGATCGTCACCAGAAAATGTTTGGAGATGCAGGTGGTGCTGACGATAGTTTAATCTACAGAAGTGCATTACTTTTAGATAATATTGAAGGATTAAAAGATAAGCGTGAATTATTAGAGCTTATAAAGAAATTGCCTATTCAAGATGTAGCACACATAAGAAATCTTACCAGTGAACCGCCATTTGGAGTAAACACAAAGAGTGAAGTTATGTGTCCATATGCATCTTGTTTAGCTGATTTTGACGCAGAATTACCTTTGGAGTCCGGTTTTTTCTTCCCACGACCCAAGAGAACGGAGAATTCAGCGTGAACGCCAGTCAAAAATTTAAAGAATACTTATTAGAAGAAATGTTCTTTTTTAAATATTTTATGAAAATAGGTCGTGAAGAATTTCTTAAATATCCCATCACAGAAAGAAAATGGTTTATAGATCGCTTTATTCGCCAAAAAGAAAAAGAACATGATGAATTACAGAAATCTAGAAAAAAACATTAACAACTAAATAATCTAGAGGAAAAATAAATGTTGAAGGATCGTTATCAAAATCCAGTTATAAATGACACTGTTAAACTTAATATATTTGTTTATAATTCAAATCAGTTTGCAGAATTAAGTAGTGTAAACAAGGTAGAAATCTATTATCTCGATCCTACAATGATGTTGCCCTCAAATCCAGACGGCAGAACTCTTGTGCAAACTATTCCTGGAGGAAGCGTAACCAATCCTGTTGATGGAGAATATACATTAGATTTATTCTTAGACCCCCTAATTTATACGCAAACAGGAAGATATTTAGATGTTTGGTATGTTAACTTTTCCGCAACCGATCCTGAAGCCACTCTAGAACATTTATTTCAGATATTTCCTGACCTGTGGTTTACAACACCAATACCAGTGGTTTATGACTTTAATTTTTATTTCCAACCCAATAAATTTAGGAAAGGCACTAAAAAATTCATAGAAATTGAAATTATTCCTAATGTTCCTAGGGCTACTGATTTATGTCAATACTATGAGAACTTGGCTATTTCTGCAATTTTATTAGTGTCAATCTCACAACACTGTGGCGAATGTGTCCCTTGTGAACCAGACCTGCAACTTGTAGTTGATGAAGAGCCTACTAACTACAGAGAAAAAAACAGAGCTTTTTATTATATAGATACAGATAAGTTCGACTGTGGAGTTTATGACATTTGGTTCAAATTAACTTTTGGAACCAACGTTTATGTTTCAGATAAAAATCAAATTGTAATTTACGAATAAGGAAAAAATGGATAAATTTAAGATTAAAGAAAGTAGAGTAAAGACAAAGAAAGAGATAGGAGTAATGCCACAATGGAGTCCAGAAGCTCCAATTCCTCGTACATTTAGATGGTTATTGTCATCTAAGCATTATCCAAATATTCAACTTTGGATGAAATCCGTTAAAACAGACTATTTAAACAAAACTATTGATATTCAAGTATACGATGATGCAGCAGGCGTAGTATTTAATTGGATACAATCTAGTCATGCTGATGATATTTTGACAATGGCCCATCTTGACGCTGTAGAAATGCCATTTTGTGCCTGTGAATTCCATAATCTAATGCTAGTCGGCCATAACGCAGATTATGATTATTCTAAAAATGACGTACTTACTCATTACGTCAAAATCAAGTATGAATCAATGACAAGACTAAATTTAGACCACAAATTTTGTCTGGATGAGATGATACCAGCTTGACAATGCTGGTCACGCAAGTACAATGATTACAGAGCGATGCAAAAATTGAAAAACTTTGAAAATTCTGCTTTACAATGTAAATTTACCAAGTAGAATCAACGATATAAACAAAACTTCCACAAACTGGAGTATAACCATGTCGAAAACGAAAACCGAAGAAAACGTCCGCACTTCACAGATCGCCTTCCTTTCCGAGAAAACTGGTGGCATCCATCCAACGCTTGGTCAAATAGTTAACCAGCAGGTATTACAGAAGTTAGGTAAATTGGGCATCACCGATAGTAAGCCAGTAGTAAAGCTGGCTCCCGTCAGTGATGGGAAGCCATTGCCGGAAGCACCAAAATGGCCTGACCACTGGCCTGAATGCCCTGCCGAGTATGATGTTGAGGAATGGAAGCGTTCCTTGGAAAACATGGAATATTACCTTCAAAAAACCAAAGATGATGGCAATACGAAGCCGTGGTTCCATTATCCCAAATTTACTCATCAGTATTCGGAACTCGTTTTTGTCATGCCCGACATGGGTGTAAAGCTACTGGAATTCAATCCTATCAACCGTGGCAAGAAGATGCGGTGGGTAGAATCCCTCAAGCGAGATTTCCAGGCTGATCGTTGGCTGCAAACGCATGAATCCATTGCTATCAACAAGTTAGGCAACATGCATGATGGGCAACATCGTGCTGACGCCCTTGTACAAAGTGGCAAGGGCTGGCCTCTTTACATTACTTTCAATGTTCCTCCATCGGGTATTTATGCTACGGATTCTGGAGATCGTAGAAGTGTAAATGAAAAATTGGCACTTCTCTTCCCAGACAGCAAAATCACTCAAAAAGCGGCAGCACTTTGTCGTTCTGCTATGAGCGGATTGAATGCTCGTGGACTCCGTTACACAGAATCGGAATTGGCTGATTTCGTCATCAAGTACAAAGATGCTGTAGATTGGGCCTCCGATGCCCTCAAGGGGCATCGCAGCGATACCCAGGCGGTAATTTTCAAGGCTTTGCTTTGGTGGGGACAAGAGAAGATTGAGCCATTCGTGGAAAGATTGGTGAAAGTTAAGTGGGAGAATGAAGGCGACCCTGCCCGTGCGCTTTATTTGTGGATTCAGAAAAGCAAAAATGACAATCGCAAGAAATCCTATGCAACTCCTCTAAGTTATTACAAGAAATCTCTTTGTGCTGTATATGCCTTTATTGAAGGTAAAGAAACTAAGAAGTTGCATGAAAAGAAGGAAGATGTCTTTGAATGGTTGCCAGGATGGGAAATTCCATCAGGAAGTCCATGTAATGGCAAAATTCTACTCCCTAAGCCAGAAGTCACGGAGCAGAATACTCAAACCAACTAAAATTTTAAACAAATTGAAAAAAGGCGTTCTAAAAAGAACGCCTTTTTTCATTTCCAATCATCCAGTAGCCAAGTATAATGACATAAAGGAGACTGAAATGGCATTAATGGAAAGAGAAATTCGGGATGAAAAACTGGATTTTTGGATTAAAAACGGCTGGAACGCTCTCTTTATTGGACGGCATGGGGCGGGCAAAACTGCAAGAGTTGTACAAGCTTTTGAAAGAAATAAGCTCAGTTGGAAATATTTTAGTGGTGCTACATTGGACCCTTGGTGTGATTTTGTGGGGGTGCCAAAAGCAGTAACTAAAGAAGATGGCACGCAGTATCTTGATTTTGTATTGCCTAAAGATTTTCAAGATGATGCAATTGAAGCTATATTTATTGATGAATATAATAGATCGCACAAGAAAATTAGAAATGCTATTATGGAATTAATCCAATTCCAAAGCATTAATGGAAGAAAATTTCACAAATTAAAAATTGTATGGGCAGCAATTAATCCAGAAGAAGAAAACGAATATCAAGTAGAGCCTTTGGATTTCGCACAAAAAGATCGTTTTCATGTTCATGTCAATGTTCCATATAAACCATCATTAGATTGGTTTATCAAAACTTTTGATGAAAAGACTGCCAAGGGAGCAATCGCTTGGTGGAATGAACTAGAAGAAGATCAAAAGAAACTGGTAAGTCCACGACGCCTAGAGTACGCTCTTAGAATATATCAAAAAGGCGGCGACATTAAGGACGTAGTGCCTCACAGTTGTAATGCCAGCAAATTAATAGGTGTTTTAGCACATGGGCCAGTTAAAGATAAACTTAGAGATTTGTATGAAAGCAAAGCAACTGATGAAGCAACAAAGTTTTTGTTAGTTGAAAACAATTATGCTTCTTCCATCAAGTATATGTCATCAGTGCCTTCAGATGTTAAAGTTTCACTTAATGATTGGATGAAATTTTTCATTCCTTTACTCTCGCCGGAAAAATTATCATCACTAATAGTAGTAGATGGTATGATTTTAGATTTCACGGTAGAGCATATTGACCAGTATCCTCAATTTGCTAAAGTTATTCAGGAAATTGTAGCCGCTGACCAGCACCACAAATTAGTCAGGCGCATCAAAAAAGTCATTGGAACTAATAGAACTTTGGCAGGCCAATATGGTAGTTTAAATAATATAGCCGCTGATGCTCCGTTCTTTAGCAAGAAGCCCTCTAGTATGCCTTGGAGTCAAAAACTAGCAACTTTGATGGCAATGTCAATTAACACAACTCCACAAAGAGTGGATATTTATTGCCAAGTTTCTAGTACTATTCCTCAAAATTTAAGTGAAGCCGAAGCCATTAATACTTTGACTCTTTTTGACAACATTGCATCAAGATCATGGTCTAGGAGTTTGAAAGCCAAAATGCCTCATTTAGTAGGAGTTATTAATCATTGTATAAATTGTATTCATACTGCAAATGGAAATTCATGGGAAGAAATTCTTGTTAAGCATGGCGTCCACATTCAAAACTTGCTTTCCAAACTCAAGGAAGTAGAATTAGATAAGAGGCTATTGTGTCCAGCAAAGGTAGGTATTAAATGATTACAGCAGAACAATGGATGGACATTAGCAGCAATCTAGAGCATCACCACGCATTGTTCTATCAATGTTGGCAATTAGGCAAGCCGATTTTCACAGAAGAAATTCCTACAGCAGCGATCCGTTTTAGCGATGGGGAATGCATAGAATTCTTATTTAATCCAAAATTTTGGGAATCACTAGATGATTACAGTAAATTATTCGTAATTTCCCACGAATGTCTACATGTGATTTTAAATCATGGCCTTAGAACACTTAATCAAAAATTACCAAAATTAACAAATCAATGCTTGGACATTCCTATTAATCATATGTTAATTACCAGAT